AAGCCAATATTCATGTATACACTCAAGCTGTCCATCTGTACCTTCATACACGATGCTTCCGTACCGTCTAACGCCGATAAAAGTAATAGGGTAACTTGGGTTTAATGCATAAAAAATCGGCTCTCCACGTTTTGCGGCTTCTAAATCGAATGGTTTCATTTCAACACCTCCGCTGATTTAAGTTCGCCTGTCTCGCCGTCAAAAGTTATACGTAACGATGGGTAGTCAGGATGACCATATCCAAACTTGTTATCACCTTTAAGCATTATTGATAATTCATGCACAACATCTGGCTTAGGCTTCTCACGATATTCATAGTCATCGAAAAAAGAAGGATACATCTGGTTCTGCCAAGCATCACTATGTCGATCCCATATCTGAATATCTGCACCATCTGCCCATTTCTTAATCAACTCTGCGTGTTTACGTTGTTTACTCATTTCTCATCCCCTTCTGCCTTGGCGATTGCTGCTCTTAAAGTTTGAGTGACGTTTCATTGTTTTTCTACTCCAATTTTATTATTGGTAATGTTGAGTTTTGGATAACTTAATGGCGCATAATTCAAGGCTCTACTGAAATTACTCTTATCTATTTTACTACCTACAAAATATACATAACGATGTTTAGCCGATCTAAAAACACGTTTACTTCTATCGCCCAAATGATGTCTTGGATGTTTACCATCACTCGACGCCATATCTGTTCTTGGTTTTGTCGTTCCTGTAAATAAGAAATTACATGCCTGATATACAACTCCGATATGATTTTGTTCAGTATCAGCATAAGAAACAATTATTCTAGGAGACGGTAATAATTTTAATGATTTTGCTACCAAAAAAGATGCTTCATTTTTTACATTATTTTTAAGAACGAGTCTATTCAATTCTAAAACTAAATGTTTATTCTGCTCACCACAAATACCTCTACATAATGCAGGCGAAGCAGGAGTGCCATAGGTAACAATACCAACTAAACAATTTTTAAAAAATAGTCCAAACGAATAACTAATAGAAGGCATACGTCTAGCGTAATGAATATTGAGAATGAAAGGCTTCGTATCTTGATAACTTATTTTTCTAATTTCATACCCAAGCATTAAACTTATCCTATGATTCTTTTTTTACACCATATAACAACATCATTGCATCTAAAAGACAATCATCAACCGGGTCATGTTTGGTTATATTCAAAAACGCATCAAATCCCGGATAATCAACTTTACAATAACCATTCTCAGTGCCATATAGAAAATCTACTGCGGTTCTTACATCACGAAATCTGTTGTAATGAAAAATTGGTTCAATCCCTAACTGATCTTCCATTGAATCGAGTACCAAATGATCAAGTGTACCACGGGCCCAAACCCATGACTTAGGTTCATTAAATTGTTTTGTCCATGTTCTAAACTGCTCTAAACCATCTTCAATAATAACATCACCAGAAGCAGGTTTGTAAGACTTTGTACGGGCATTCTCGCATTGTTTCTTCCACCAGTCAATAGTAGACTGTTGATAAGAACGTTTAAGACGTTTAAATTGATCAGATGCATCTAATTTAACAAAGAATGCATTATCTTTCATGTGTTCAAATGATGGCTTTTCTTTTTCATTAAAATGAACACACCCTATAGAAAGAATAACAGCATTAGAATTTTTAGAGAGCGTTTCAATGTCAAATACAAACATAATCATATTCCAATGAAACAAAATTGTAGTCTGGCATACCAGATTTGAGTGATTTGTATGTATCGGTTTCTGGTGCAGAATTAAAACCATGTATGTAGGCCATAGTAGTCAATAAATTATGCTGCAATCAATTCAGATAGTTTAGGAACAGACTTTAATGTTACATCTGTAGTATCTTCTGATTCAACTTTTAAACCAGGAACTAGTTTTGATTGGAAAGAAGGCTGCATGAATCTACCATCTTTATCGAACTGATCAAAGTTCATCAATTGATATGCGGTTACTTCTTTACCAGTTTTGTGTACTTTAATTACACCACCATCACGACGGATAGAATAGATGTTAGACGATAGACGATACATCAAAGCCTCTTGATCTGTACCTTTGAATACTGACTTAATTTCAGTAATAGTTACAGGTTTACCAGATAGTAAACAGACTGTGATTTTCTCATGTCTATTTTGTTTGCCTTTACGAATTGCTGGACGAATAGCCATATTAATGCCTCACTTAATAATATAATGTTTACAACCCCACATACAGATTATAGAGAAAACCCAGGGGTTGTGTCAAGGGGTTATCTCAATTATATTCGGTCAGAATGGTTCTTCTTTTGGTGATTTTGAAATTGAAGGATCAACAGCAGGTGTAGACACAAGTGGAGCAATTGAAGCATCAACCTTTGAATATAGATCAAGGAAAGACAGTTTAGTTTGCTCATCAAAACGATTCACACACAATGTAATCGCTTTCATACGATCTTTGAAGATAGTATATGCCTTAGCTATATGAACGAGCCTACGAGTCGATATGATCTCATCTGTGGCACCTTGATCGTATGATTGACGTACAACATCAGCCCACTTGACCAAACATTCTACAAAATCTTTGTCTTCAATGAGAGGAAACAGAATTTTCTTCTCTGTTGTTGGTGCTGGATATTCTTGTTCAACCGTAATTGGAAAACGTTCGAGGAACGCATCGTCAAGAATTTGTGATAAGTAACGACCTTCATCTGAACCTCGGCCTTTAGTGTTAGCAGTGGCAATAACAGTAAAACCTGTTGCTGGTTTGACAACCTCACCTGTTTTCTTGTTATAATAAGACTTACCTTCCATGATACCTTGTAGGCACATAAGTTTATTAGAACCACGATCTACTTCATCAATCAATAGAACAGCACCACGCTTCATAGCAAGAAGTACTGGACCATCTCTGTTAATAGTAGAACCATTAATAAGACCAGGGCCGCCGAGTAAATCATACTCATCAGTTTCGATTGAAATATTGACACGGATACACTCTCGATTAAGATTTGCACACACTTGTTCGACCATCAAGGTCTTGCCGTTACCAGAAAGACCAGTGATGAATACAGGGTAAAAAGTTTTTGACTTGATTATGTTCTTCAAATCGGTATAGAAACCAAATGGAACGTAATCAGGATAGATTTCAGGAATGGCAGAATCAGATTCATCAACTAATTTTGGCTGACGATACTCTAATACTTGGGCTACCATATTGACAACAGCAGGTTCTTGTGTCATAATAGGTACTGGATTAGAACTTTTACCAAGTGAAGGCAGTTTATATTGACCACGACCAGCACGATACTCTTGCTTAGTTACCAACCAATGTGGATATGGTGTACTAGACTCATCAACAACGTGTTGGATACCATCACGGGTAAGAATAGCCGATTCACCAAAAATATTTTTAGCAGCTTCAATAAAAGCAACAGCATTACGATTAAAATTCATTATACTAGTTCCTGTTCTAGAACCTGTAGAACCATTTCTACAGGAATATTTAACTTGCGGGAAATTTCTAAAGGTGTCAAACCTTCATTCAATTCATTAACGATTTCAAAATACAATTCTTTCATACGTGCCATATATTTCTCCATGTTACATATACCATTTTACAGACTTTTTGGTGTTTTGTCAAGAAATATTCTTATTTTTAAGAGAAAACAAGAATAGTGTTGTTTTTATACAACAAAAATCATTTTTATACTATTTTCCTATTTTCAATCAAAAATTCAAAAGTGTCCCACAATTGATTGAATTTGTGTTCGTACACTTTGGCCAATGCTCTAAAACTTTCTGAATCACTTGATCTATTGGACAACAACTCAATGTCATCTATCAATTTCCAACAATCCAAAATCTCTTGTTCCAAATCAAAACGATCTTTATTCATTATTTCTCCAATTTTGACATTGCATCACTAATACAACCATCAGCAACCGACATAGCAGTTTCGATTTCTCTATCACCGTATACACACGCTGCGAAGTATACAGAGGAAAGAAGTCCTTGTGCTGTTTCTAATTTTTCAAGCATTTCTTCCTTATTCATTCCCATTTTATCCAGTAAATCACGACCATCACC